GGACGATATACTCTTTCGAGCAAACGACGAGTTGTACGCGATCTGGCAGACCAACGTTAAGAAGGTAGGCTTTGACCTTTCAGTGGGGAAGAATTATATTCACCCACACCTTCTCACCGTGAACTCTGAATTGTACCAGATGAACGACTTGACCAGAGGTGTTTCCTTCACGAAGATTGAATTCTTCAATGTTGGTTTACTCACTGGTCAGTCGAAAATCACTGGTCGAGACCAAGGTCTCAGAGCTGCTCCCATATGGGACAACTACAATCAGACTCTTTACGGGTCCTCAAATCGAGAACGAACCCATAAGAGGTTTATTCACTATAACAAGGAGACCATTAAAACGGTCACCAAGAATGGTGATTTTAACCTCATGCTGCCCTTTGAAAGGGGCGGCCTGGGTTTCGATCAATATGAGGAGGTTGGTTACCACATTACGTCCTTCCAGAGACGGTTTGCTACCGTCATTGAGGAGGAATATCGCAAAGGCTTAGAGGAGGGTGTGATCCGTCCCTCCTCGCTCGGTATAGTAAGCACCGAGCCCGTAAGCACAGGAATTAGGCTGAAACACAACCCTATCCTGAAGCTCACGCCACGCATTGGTCCTGTTGGAACAATTTCGTCAAAGTACGAGCCCCCAGAGTTCAAGTACCCGATTCTCTCCCAGGTGGGTGATATCGATAAGGCCCCGCTCAAGTTTAAATTGCCCTCCAAGAGGGACAAAAGACTAGAGCTGGTCCGAACGAACACTCACAATAGGATGAGTAACCAGGATATTGAACACTGGCCATGGAGAACTGTTGAAGTTCCGTACATTGTAGCCGCTCCCCTTGAAAGGGTAGTAGCGAGCTCAGAGGCGCTCCCACGTGATGTGGTTGAGCTGACTCCGATGTCGGATTACTTCGATTAGTTGTACTCACGACCTGGACATGTCGTTAAACTGCCCATGGGGTCCTAGGAATTAAACCACCCAAAACGGTGGAGTTGGAAATGATAAAGTAGGGTTCGTCACCCTTACTATTTGATCCATCTCCTTAATACTTCCGTGCTAAATTGCCTAATCAGCATAAATGCCGACAGACTGCACGGGTGGGCTCTTTACGAGTCCCACACGAAGAGTTTCCTAGGATGTACAGTCGGACCCATTCAAGAGGTTGGATCCCATATAATCTTGAAAGTGAATTGAAAACTCACTCATCTAAGACTATGACGAAACGAAAGCAAAGTAAGAGCTCTCGCAGAAATAATCGATCTCAAAGTGCCAATCAAGGGCGCGGGCCGAGAACGGCCGTGCCCCAGATGCAAGGTGCCCCTGCCGGTGTGTCGCAAGACCTCCAGCAGTTTACACAGTTCAGACCTAGTCAGAACCGTGAGGGCATCTGTATGAATACCTGTGTGGCGGTAGCAGAAATCCTAAAGGAAACTGCCACAGCAACAGGTACCGCACTATCGTTCTCAGGCGGAGATCTTGGTATCTCCTGCCAGTTGAACATGACCGACCCGGCCCGCCTCACCACAGCTGGTGCTAAGGCGGCCGTCGATTTCATCACACCCGTCTTTGACCTTAT